ATATTGGCCGGTGCTTTTATTTTGGAGGTAATTTTTCATTGACACATAAAAAGTTAAATACAATTTTAATAACAATCTCGGCTTTATCGGCTTTTGCGATTACTTCACCGGTCTTTGCAGCCAAAGGCGATCAAGGGGTGGATCTAAGCCACTATCAGACAAGCACAGCAGAGTTCGGCCAAGCATCCGACAAGTTCGCTCTTGTTCAGATCGGGGGTTATTACGAAGGTGAATTTACTCCGCAATCCACTTATGCTACGCAAGTTGCAAGTACGATTGCCCAAGGCAAACGGGCCCATACTTATATCTTTGCGGACTTTTCTTCTAATGTAGAAGCTGATAGCATGCTGAACTACTACTTGCCAAAAGTCCAAACACCTAAAGGCTCAATCGTGGCCTTGGATGTTGAAGAGGGCAATCCAAACACTGCCAGCGTTGAATATGCCCTGGCTAAAATCAAAGCCGCTGGTTATACACCAGTTCTTTATGGATATAAGTCATTTCTAACTGCTCATTTGGATCTAGCTTCAATTGCTAAAACTTATCCCTTGTGGCTGGCTGAATATCCTAACTACAACGTAACGACTAGTCCGAACTATAACTATTTCCCTAGTTACGACAATATCGGTATCTTTCAATTCACATCGACCTATAAGGCTGGTGGCTTAGACGGTGACATTGATTTAACTGGGATTACCGATAACGGATATAAGGGAACGACCACAGCTTCAACTGGAGGCACAGCGGTAAAGACAACCACTTCTACACCAGCTGTTAAAGCCGGTCAACAAGCCAACAACACTCCAAAGAGTTCGATCACAGTTGGTGACACGGTTAAAGTCAACTTCAGTGCTTCTAAATGGTCGACTGGTGAATCAATTCCAAGCTGGGTTAAAGGCAAAAGCTATAAAGTGTTACAGGTATCAGGCAACAACGTCTTACTAGCTGGGATTAGTTCCTGGATCAGTAAGAGCAATGTTGAGATTCTGTTAACCACCTCAACGGCTGCTAAAATATCCGCTCCTAGCTCAACTGGATATTACACGGTTCAAAGTGGCGACACACTCGGTGCTATAGCTGCTAAATATGGAACTACTTATCAGAAACTAGCTTCATTAAATGGAATTGGTAGTCCATACCTGATTATTCCAGGAGAGAAGCTAAAGGTTTCCGGATCCGTATCATATAGTTCTGCTAGCTACTACAAAGTTGCTTCTGGTGATACATTGAGCGCAATTGCTAGTAAGTATGGAACAAGCGTTAGTAAATTAGTTTCATTAAATGGATTAAAAAATGCCAACTATATTTATGTTGGGGAAAGTTTGAGAATTAAATAAATGAATGTACAAAATATTGCTGAATTAGTCGTAGCTATTGCTGTAGCAGTTGTGCCTATTATTGGTGCTTATGTTGTTAAATTGCTGAAAGCTAATAAGTTTGTTGCTTTGTTAGCTCCATTGGCTCACGATGCTGTAGTGGCTGTACAAAAGCTCGGTGTTGTTAAATACATCGAAGGCGAAGCTAAAAAGTCTAAGGCCGTTGAACTTGTTGTTTCAGCTTTAACTAAACTTGGTTTTAAGAAGGCTGATCTAACTACTATAGAAAATGCTGTCGAAGATGAATATTCTAAGGCCATTAAAGAATTGGATGTCACTTACCCACAGATGACCGAAGAACAAGAAAAAGCAGCTGCAGAGCAAGCAACTGCAAAAGCGAAAGCCGATGCAATTACCACAGCTCAAAAGGCTGCTACCGATGCACAAGCCAATCTAGCAAAATTACAAGCAGCTCAGAGTAATTAATTGTTTTTACTATTTATAATTAAAATTTCACAAATTAATGTTTATAAATAATTTTTCGGGTACTAGCAATGAGGTACCTGTCCATAAAAACATCTCTATCGAAAACACCCACTGGATTATTTTCCGGTGGGTGTTTTTTGTTAGATTAAAATAAGTAAGTATGGATAAGAGCAAAGAATTAAAGCAAACTTTGTTTATGACTAATTTAAAGCAAGAACAAATTGATGAATATTTACGTGTTTTCATCAATTCTTATTTAGTTATTTCACATTCTTCTATATTGGTATCGATGACTGCTAAAATTCCTTCCTTACTTTATATAATCGATGTGAAGAATAAGTCTGATGGGCGTATGATTGAACAATTCGATGTTCAAATTCTTGATCGACAAGATCTTACTATCGATAATATGATTGGTTTGAATAATCAGGCAGAGACAATATTTACAGAAGATGGTATATATGGTCTCAAAGATCGTAACGGCCTTGATAGCGTTTTGGCTTTAATGAATCAAGAGACTTTTGGCAGGGATTATTATCCCACGATCATCGACAAAGCTTCTTTTCTGTGGTACACAATAGCCACCAAACAACTGTTTCATAATGGCAATAAGAGAACAGCATTCTTGTCTGCACTTATATTTCTTAAAATAAATTTCTTTAATTTAATCGTAAATAACTCGGAAAAACTTTATAAAATATCCATCGATATAGCTGAAGGAAGGATGCCTCAAGAAAGGCTCAAGAAGTTCATTTCAGATAATTGCCTATTAGATTTTGGACATATGCTTAATCTTGAAAAAAATAAATAAATATTTATTATCTTAATGATCTGCTATAATTTTCCGAAAGGAGGTATTTTCAATGAAAGAGACTCTAAATATTCGTGAACTTAATTCTAAACGTCAACGTGTTGAAAAATATCTATCTAGTGATTCTTACAAAAATAAAGTCATTAATGAAACTTTATCCAATAAGAATGTTCAAAAAGTCCTTGAAAAGCTTGCTAAAGTTTAAAAGTTTAGATTATTGAATCGTTTAAAATAATAAATGATTTACACCCACTGGCTGTATGCTGGTGGGTGTTTTTTTGTTATACAATCATTAAGTCCGGAGGCAATGAATAAATGGATGAGATTTTTTCAATTCAATATTTATATCCAGGAATTATTAGTTTGTTCGTTTCATTCATTACGACTTATCTAATCTCTTTTGTAAGAGGATTATGGAACGTTAGAAAATTTAAACAAATGTACTTACGAGTCTACATTAATCATTTAATTGAGCAGATAAAGCTTTTTGATCCTAGTAAGGGCATTAATGATCTCGAAACTTCTAACCTTGCAAATAAATATGTCAAAAGGATCAAATACTCATTTGAAAATGAGTTAAATAGATTAAATGTATCTTATGCTTTTCGGATTATTAGAATTTCCGAATACACACTATCTGATTTAAAAAAAGTAATTGATCTGTCACAAGAATATGAGTTTACAGATCTCAATCAGGGAGGACAAAAAAAGGAATTTTTAGAAGACAAGAAAAGCAAAATGCTCGAAATCCTAAATGATTGGGAAAAAAATGTCAAAGATTATTACACTTTAAAAACTGATTGAAAATAAACTAAAAGCGTCTAACCTTAATTGGTTGGGCGCTTTTTTTATATCTTAATTTGCCACATTTTTGCCACACAATGTAACGAAACGCCTATATATCAACGTTTTATGATCCCCATTGGAGCTATGTAAATTCACTGGTATCAGCATTTATAGCACGTTTGTACAAAAAAGCATCTAACCAATTAAGGGTGGATGCTTTTTTAATTTTAATTAATTATTAAAAAAATTAAATGTTTTTATAGGGAAAAATAATCTAAACCGGATATTTTCTATTCCGGCTCTTTATGAAAAAAGATGAATTATGATTTGATTAGCGCTTAGTAATAACTAATCGTCATTTCTAAAGGGATTTAATAACGAAATATAATTTCGATGTCTCAAAAGCATTACTTCGGAAATCCTTTATTTTTTGAACATTATATTCCCATTAGATCAATAAAAGACATCATACAAAACAATTAATAGAGATTATTGACTTGGAGGCATCAGTACTAATATGTCCAAGAAAAAAATATCGCCTAATTTGCTTTATCTGGTCTTTAATTTTTTTGTGCCAATGATGTTTTAGCATTTTTCCCAGCTGTGAGTATTTTCAGTCAGTATATATTCAAGACGATTTTCTTTTTTTCAGCTGTAATTAGTGGGACCGTTATTCAAATAATAATAGAAAGAACTGAGAAACATGATAATCTTTGGTTTATTTGGCCTATATATTTCTTTTAATAATGGTTTTATTCTTTGCTACACAATTCATATTTTCTCAATTTAAAATAGTTATCGTACTTCTTTTGTTAGAGAAAAAAGAATTGTAGTTTCAAGCAATCTTAAGATCTTTGGTAATTAATTCCAGTGCTTTTAAAAAACGCTTCCGTTTAATAAAATAAATCACAGTTAAGAAGAGCCGATCTTGGTTGCGACGATTAGTTTGGTTCCAAATAATCATCAGCATCGAAACGACTAACATTGGTTAATTTTTAATCTGCTTGTTTCACTTAACTAATACTAGATTGTTCCTATAGGTGCTAAATTGCTAAAAAGCTGTTCCGGATCATAAAAAATTTTAATCCAGTCGGTTTTTATGTGCGTTTCTTTAAATTAAAACAGC